ATGATTAATAGTATACAACATTTTGAGAAATTTGGCATTATAAATTTAGAAAATGTGGTAGAAAACTTTTTAAAAAATCCTAAGGATATAGCTTCCTTTGTATGTGGTGTTAAGGATATTGTTATAAAGTTAGGCCTGGATATTATAAAAGAAACCCTTGAAAATTGCGATGAAATTATAAGGTTATCTTTACAAAATAATACATGTGGGATATAATGGGATAAAATATGTAATATAAAGGGAGGATATATTATGAGTGATACAAAAAAATGTAAATATTGTCAAAGTGAAATTGATAAAAAGGTCAAAATATGCCCAGTCTGCAAAAAGAAACAAGGTGGAGGAAAACTCAAATGGATCATAATTGGTGTTGTAGCTGTAATAATTATTGGTGCCATTGCAAGCAGCCAGGGCAATTCAGATAATTCTACCACGACGGCTAAAAATAGCGCCGATGAAAAAAATATTGAATATACTAAATATGACGTATCTGAACTAATGGACGATCTAGAGACGAACGCCCTGAAAGCTAGCGATAAATATAAAGGCCAATATGTAGAAATAACAGGAAAATTATATAATATAGATAGTAGCGGTAAATATATAGATCTATGTCCAACAAATGATGATTTTTCGATTACTGGTGTTCAATGCTATATAAAAAATAATGAGCAGAAAGAAAAGATAAAAGAAATGGAAATTGGACAAACAGTTACTTTGAAAGGCAAAATTACAGATGTTGGCGAGGTTTTAGGATATTTTCTTGATATAACAGAAATTGAATAAATAATCGTATATTTTTTGAAATAACGTTATAGAATTACTGTTTATTAAGCAAATTAAGGCGGGCCCGGCAAAACCAAACCCGCCTTTTTATTACTATTTTGTCCGACCGGATGCAAGGGCTTCAATAGTTGCTTTTCCGGCTTTCCGTCCGTCATCCTGCATATGCTGGCCCCATCCGAGCTGGTCCCAGTATACAAGGACAGCAATCCTTGTCCTGGGATCGTATTTTCCACTTACCTCTAATCTAGGAAACCAATCTGGCAAGACAGCATTAAGTTTCTCCTGCAGCCATTTTATATCTTCCGCCGGAGATTCGGGAGTTATAGATTTACTCGGTGCAGTTGCTTTTTTACTTAGATTGAAATATTCAGCAATAACTTTAGCTTGTGTCTGGGCCAGCTTCCTTAAATTATCTTCTTTTAAAAGCCATTCCGTACTTCTCGGATTAGTATGGAAACTGTTTTCCACAATATAAAAAAGAGGACATCCTGCATCATCAGCCCCTCTTAATACGCCATAATATTCCCAATCACCTTTTTCGGATTTTTTCGTTGCCGTTCTAGGAGCCTGTTTAGTTCCCATTGTTTCGGCTATTGCCTTTGCAAGTTTCATGGCCAGTTCATCTGCATTATTTTTATTTTTATAAGACCTGTAAACAACCACATAATCCACGGATTCATTTATGCCGGTTCCGACTGCATTACTGTGGTTAGATATAAACAGATCACAGCCTTTTGCTTTCTGCCCTCTGCTATATAAAGCCAGGTCCTTAGTTTGGTCTGTTCTTGTGGTTATAACTTCGCAATCTTTATATGTAAGCAATTCTTCTTTCAGATGTTCAGTCAATTTCCACATTGCTTCGGATTCATAATAAGCCTTATTACAGGGAGACTGATTATATTTGCCGTAGTGGCCTGCATCAATAGCAATTTTAAGTGGCATTATTTATCACCGCCCAGTTTAGCCTTATCTTCCACCTGCTTCTTGACGTTTTCAACCAGTGGCAGAAGAAATGGCGGCAACTTAACGCCGATATCCTTAACATTTTCAAGGATAGAGATCATCTCGTTACAAACAATCCATATTGCCACCACGCAGGCAATTAAAAAAGTAAACGGCAGCTTAATTCCAACCGTATTACCGGCATATAATATAAGCTGGTCTACTAACGCCCCTACAACAACTAATAGCCACATGCATATTTTCTTTGCAATCCCACGGAATGACTTATAACTATTGATAGGCTCATTTCTGTATCGGCTGGCAACAAGTCCTGTTATGTAGTCAATAACATTACAGGTCACCATTATTAATACAGGGATGGCCAATACCCCAATTAAAGAGGTAAGAGCAGAAAATATTGTTGTGAATACTGCTTTAAATCTGTTCATGTTTTATCCTCGCTTTCTTATAAATTAAAAAGAGCCTTACGGCTCTGCAGGTTCGCTATCAGTATTATCTTCCGGTTCTTCTGCTTCCTCTGTCGGTTCATCCTCGGGTGTTTCTTCAGGTTCATCTGTCGTCTCGTCAGCTGGCTCTTCCGGTGTTCCTTCCGGCTCGTCATCTTCCGGTTCTTCTGGTTCGGGTTCTTCTTCCTGCTCCTCTGCCGGTATTTCTACAGGAGACTCTTTTGCGGTCTTAAGCTCATCTATAGTCTGCTGCATCTGCTCTACTTTGGCCTGCAGTTCCTGGACTATTCTTTCTGTGGCATCTGTGCCAAATTCGGCGGTATATGTGCCGTTATCAAAATCTCTTGTCAAAGTTTTAAGTGACACGCAATCCTGATATACTGCAATCACAGTGCCATTTTCGAGGCTGTATTTGATTTCGCTGATATTATCCTTATTAGACAGGATAGCCAGCACATCATTATAGTCCATATCTGTTTTAATGGTTATGCGCCGGCGCTTAGTCATCTCATTGCTTACAATGCCAAGCGGCACAACATCAAATTCATGTCCGTTTTTAAGAAGTAATTTCTCCATGGAACATCTCCTTTCTGAGCATAAAAAATAGATCCGATAAGGTCCTGTTTACTTCGCTAAATAATAATTTAGACGGCTATATAAGTAACGCTTACAAGTGCATAATTAGCGGTGCTACCAGTATAATTCCGTATTACAAAAACACCGCCTGCATCTACTACGCAGTATCCTATGTCTGTGTACCCGAATGCCGGATTATCAATAGGATTATTATGCAGCATACATGGAACTCTAACTGGAATAAGTGGTCTATACCCAATAGGTAATGTAAAGCTCGGAGGTTCCTCAGCAGAGAATTTATCATTAGTCACGACTCGTATTGTTAATGTTATTAAATTTCCGTATTTCATGGCCTGAGCATATTGCAGCGTATGCTTAGGATTACTAATAGTCAAAACTGTTGTTAAGTCAACAGTTTGCACAGTTAACTTATTATTTAGCTCATTTACTGCCGACACCAAACTGGATTTATTTAATGTATTTAGTTGCACTAAATCACCAATGGCTTTATCGTTATCGTCAATACCTTTATCCATCTTGTTAAGATTTTCGGCACTTATCGGCGTTGCCACATTAGGTTTATTCTGCCAATTTATTCTATTATACCTGTATGCCATCTTTCTTCTCTCCTTCCTCTAATGCTTTCTTTTCAATTTCAATCATATATGCGTTCTGCCGCTGTACCTGCCCCACAAATTCATTTAATATCATTAATGTAATTCCAGGCGGTAGCTGTGCTTTATTGATTGCTGCAGCAATATCTTCTTTGGCTTCCTGGATGCGCAGGTTTATTCCCTTTTCAGATTGCTTAATTTCTGGCATTAAATCACTCCTTTTATACATAAAAAGAGCAGCCTGTTTTGGCTGCCCTGTATAAAACAGTATAGGGGTTATTCTGTAGGTTCTGTTACGCTTATATCGCACCTCAAGACAATCACTTGCCTGTCCGGCGTTGTAATTGTGCATGTGACATAAGCCTGCCCGGGTCCGACTGCTGTTACCTTGCCGTTTGACGAATTAACTATAACCACAGACCTGTCGGAGCTTACCCAGCGATATTTTGACTTGGCAATCTTATTTTCCAGATTGATGTCAAATTTATCTCCCACTTCAAGGTCAAGCACTGTTTCGGTCAGTGTTGGGGCGTTTTCATCATATCCAACATTGACAATAGACTGTAAGGTTTGTACTGTGCCATCCGGTAGGGTGATTTCACAGGTGATTATCGCTCTGCCCTCTTTCTTAGCCTTTATAAGTCCGTTTTTGGGGTTGACCTCGACTATATCAGTATCAGAGCTGCTCCACAAATATGTGCTGCCGGATACTTTATTGTCAAGGTTGATGTCATATTCGGTTAATGTGCTTAACGTAACCGTGGTGGCTGTTAAGGATGGCGGAGTAGGCTCGTCAATTTCTTCGGGTTCAGGATCTGGCATTTTCCCTTTTGATGCTTCGCTATCCTCAGGCCATACATAAAAATTTAATACCCCGCTAATAGTTTCATATTTGCTATCATCAGGGGTAAACACCCACTGTAAATCAAAGTATCCGGGTACTATTTTATCGATATTGGTGTAAGTTACTTTGCCACTTACAGTTTTACCATCGGCTCCTATAAACTCAAGTTTCGGCAATGATATGTCAATTTTAGGCAGTTCCATAGTTAATTGAGGTTTTGGCTCTATTCTATCAAATAAGCAAAACACTTTTATTTTTCCATCTTCCGTATAACTGTCAGGAGACAAAACCATTTCTCCGTTTTCATATATCCATTTCGCGTCAACAGTTATGCTCGGCAAGATTGTCATAGCAATTAGCAAAATAGCAATTATTTTCCTCATACATACACCTCCTAAGTGCACCATATCACAAATTGCTATTTACTTCAACGTTTTTCCAATAATTTTAATAAAGTTTTAAGATTCTCGATTTCGGTTTTTTGCTTCTTTAATATATCAATTATCCATGCAATAAAGTTCTTATCGTTTAGACGGTGTGTAGTATCGTTTACATAATATCCATCATCGGTATACTTTCTTACATCTACAACCTCTATCAGGTCATAATCATAAGGATTCAATCCGTGTTCTTCGAATGCACTTTCAACTTGCTGAGCGATTAGTCCGAATCGAATCTCATCGCCATAGTTAGTCTCTGGTTTAAATCTAAACTGATATGGTTTCAATGAATAGAATAATTCATCTGGCAAATCCAGTGGTTTCATGTCATATTTCAGTCGGACATCAGACGGTGTTTTTGGCTGGAAATTAGCCTGCACCCAATTAACACCAGCAGCATTATCAAATCCTTTAAAATCTAAATTTCCATAACCTGTATCTACAGCTGTTATTTGATTTGTATATTGAGGAATTGATATATAATTACTATAATTTAATGATGTTAAAAAACTATAACTAGCCCCTGTATCCCATATAATACCTGTTATTCCTGAAGGAGTAATAAAAACTTGTCGCCCACCACCAGACATTGATATGGTATCAACTGTTAATGTTTTACTATCAATTGTATTGGCATAAATATATGAAGCATCTATAAATCCATTGGTAATACTTACGGTACCATAATCTCCTATAGTTGTTATTGATGATCCACTAATCGTTACACCTGTAATAGTACCACCGTTAATTGTTGCACCACTTATATTAGTACCAGTTATTGTACTACCATTAATAACTCCGCTAAACTTACCATTGACAGCTTCTATGCTGCCGTCAGGCAACACCTTAAAATTACCATTGGCGGTAACAAGGCCCTCAAGCTGTATATTGTCAGCCTTAATTTTAATGTTTGTTCCCTGAGACGGGTCCGCATCCAACTCCACAGCAGCAACATTGCCGTTGGCATCTACTTTTAAGACAACTTTTCCAGCCATTACATCAAGACGGCCGCTTAATTCCGTTTCTGCATTTATGGCCCGGGTAGCTTCAGCGGATATGGCTTGGTCGGTCTGTTCAAAGCGGGTGTTCGTTCTCTTTTCCAGGTTTTCTACCTCTACCCTGACGCCCTCGATATCTTTCTTTATCCGAGTAGTTCGTCCTTTAAGCTGGATTATCTCGTTGTTTACACCGAAATTCTGCTCCCGCTGCTCTGCTCCTTCTGCCTTTAACTCATCCATTAACGCCTGTATGCCCGTCAAAGTACGCTGCAGTACATACCCAACTACAGGATCGCCATAATTATTAATCTGTACTGTATCCCCCGGCTCAATGTATGGTAAGCCAATACATTTAGCCTCGTAAGGCCTATATGGCCGCTTAGCCATATTGCCATAAGCATTGCGGGCAATCTGTTCCAGCTCTCCTGCGGTCTTGCCAAACACCAGAAAATTGCCCTGGATTATATAAGCATTGCTACCGGTGCCGACAATAGCGCCGATATCGTCCTCCTCAGACCGGATAATCAGCTTGTCAATTTCTTTAACCGTGTACTCCTCAAAGCGCACTTCCTGATGCCTGGGGATGGTTTCATCAATCAAGGTGTCGTTAATATATGAGATATCATCCTCAGCCACTGGGTACAAGTCCTCTGCCGGATATAAATCTTCTGTAGGATATAATCCATATGCCGGCTCAAGGATTTTATGATAAAACCTTCCATGCCGGTTAATCTGGCCAAATGCGCCCTGCAGCTCCACACAACACCTTAATACTTCCCTTGCGCTCAGCTGGCCGGCATCAACAGTCTTTTCTACAATCATGCTGTCATTCGGTAAGGCCTCTGATTCAAATTCAATCCCCAGGTACGCTAATAACGACTCACGGAATTGCTTGAGAGTGTATGTTTCGTTGCCGGTTGGAAATAGGCTATTGTACCATTCGGACACGTCTTTGTCAGTGTCTTTAAATATGTTATAAGCAGTGATATCCTTGAAACGCAGATTATCCTGCTTAATGCAACTGTCGACCTTATACACTCCCAGCGGTACCGGGTCAAAACCCTCTATAACCTGGTTAATCGTAAACCACTGGCCGGTTAAGTCATCGACAACGTCTGCAACCGTAAGCTTAATCTTAGCAGCCACACAGGAGCCAAAAACGAGGTCAGATTCACTGCAAAGGCTTTCTACCAGGCTAAATTTATCATCAACTATCTGGTCTGTTTCTATGGTCAAGTCCAGCGTTGGGAAATATATAATCAAGTTCTTAGGTGTAACCTCATTTGCTATGGGGAATATATCGTTTAGGTATATCTCTCTTAATTCTGCAGGTATGTTAATCATCGGCTTCGCCCCCATAGTCAATTAATTCAAATTCGACTGCATTGTAATAAAAATTACCGTCTTTATCTATATGCTTGACCGTGTATTCCACGTCCGGAACATAGGCAGTGATAGTCTGATATGCATTTCTCTCATCGTTCCAGACTTCGCATGTCACCTTATCCCGGTTTGGAAAAAATGCCTGTACGATTAATTTTTGCCCATAAGTCAGTCCATCTATTGTCTTAATCTTTACTGTGGTCCGCTTGGCTGGCAAAATATTGCGGTGGGTAACTCCCCGGCCGTCTGTATATGAGTTCTTATCTTGCCGACGATCAGGAATATTGCTATATCCCCCCGGCGCAAGGAGGGAATTGGGAAATATATTGCCGTTTACTTTTAATACATATCCATTACCAGTCACATTATCCCTCCTTAATAAGCAAATGCAGATTTACCAGTCTGTGCCCTATATTCTTGGTCTACTCTTACAACTTCGCTGTGTATCTGTTTGCCTGACAGATATACATTGAGGTTAATGGTTCCTGTACCTGCTCCGCCCATTCTGTTTAACACATTTTCAACGGCCTGTTCTATGGCACTAATAGGAGATACAACCTCTGGCTCTCTCCTATTGTCACCCAGGATTGCTAAAAACTCGCCATAGTTTGCAGGCACTACTGTACCGGATGCAAGTTTCGGAATCTGCGGAGCTTTAATTTCTCTGAGATTAAACCCGAATCTTTTACCACCAAAAACCGGCACCCAGTCAGGCACATCAAAACTCAGATTATTAAGGGCTCTGATTATGGTATTGATACCAGTTGCAACACCGCTCATTAAGCCGTTAATTACTCCGGTAATGCCATTAACAACATTTTTAATTACGCCCCAGATTGCATTCCAGATGCCGCTGAATATGTCCTTGATGCCATTCCAAGCCTTTCGCCAGTCTGCAGTAAATACACCGGTAATGAAGTCTATCAGGCCGCCTAAAGCCTTGCCAAAGCCATCAAATATACTGCCAATAGCCTTGAATACGCCCTCGAAAGCTGGTTTTAAGGTATTCCACAAAACATTGACAATCGGATTAATAACCTTATCCCAAAGGAATTTCAGCACATCTATAACTTTATTGATAATGGGTATTACAGTCTTATTGAGTATCTGATATAAGCCATCCCAAGCCTTTTTAAACACGGTTCCAATTGCGTTGGCCAATGGCAATACAACGTTCTTCCAAAGCATCGACAGTATTTCTGACAAAATTTTAAACACTGGTTGCAACACCTTACCGATAAAGTCACCCAGCGGAACAAGCACCTTTTTCCATAGGTTTTTAAAGGTGTCTATTAAATTAGGCAGCAGCGTATCAACAAAGAATTGGATTACCGGCTTTAAGATATCATTCCATGCACTTGTTAATACCATGCTTACAAAATCAGCTAAAGGCTGTAATGCAGTCAACCATGTCTGGCCAAGATTGATTAATGATTGTCTGAATTCCTCGCTGTTTCTGTAAAGGTCAACAAAGCTATATATCAGCAACCCTACAGCCGCCAGAACTAAACCGGCAGGGCTGATTATTGCACCAAGAACGCTTGCAATGGCACCTAAAACAGTGCTTAACAATGTGCCGCTTGCTATTAATTGCCCAAACGACACTAAAAGCGGAGCCACCTGAAACGCTGCAAAGAAGCCGCCAATAATTATTGCACCTGTCAGGAACACTTCTTGATTATTCAAAATCCACTCAGACAGCTTCTGCAAACCAGCTGCAAGTAAGTTAATACCTGTTATAATTGCATTTCCTGTCCATGCTGCTAAAGGCTGCAGGAAGTTATCCCAAAGCCACAACCCAAGCGGCTGGAATACTATCAAAACCGAATTTAAAACTCCAATTGCAGACCCAAGTAAGTTAAGAAAACTCGGCATTAAGTTTGTAATTGTCCATTGGCCAAGCGGCACTAAGACATTATCATAAAACCATTTCAAGCCTTCTCCAACATTCTCGGCAAAAGGTGCAGCAGCTTCTTTCAGTCGATCAAATGCATCTATAGCGGGCTGTAACAAATCCTTAAACCGTTCAACTTTATCCAGAAGACCTTCGTCAATCTTAACCTCCTCAAACATCTGCTGCGGTCCGGGAGCCTCATATCCTCCAGTTTGAGCATCAGTAACTACATTAAGCTTATCAATTGGGCTTAATGCTTTATTTGCCTCTTTTGCCGTTTTAGCGATAGATTTTGCATAATCTATCTGCGCATCTTTTGCCTTAGTAAACGTCTTAGCTCCGGTCAATAGGGCAGCAAAAAATTGTCCCAGGGTTGTAATTGCCTCGGATAGTGTATTAATTAAAGTCTGTAGAGCGGGTGTAATAGCTGTAAGCACAGGCGCAAACGCTGTAGCCAGACTATTTTTTAATGTTTGCATGGATGTCTTTAATGTCGATATATCTTTATTGGTCTGCACGCTGTATTGAGCCAAATTTTCAAAACCCTCACTAATGGCTCTCATGGACGCATTAAGCGCCTTGAAAACAACAGAAAACAGCAGCGCCCTTTTCAGCAATCGCAAAGTCTTGCCAAATCTGCTGGTCTTTTTATCGGTTTTGTCTACTTCCTTGCCCAGCTTTCTTGTGCTTGTTGCTGCTTTTTTCTGTTGGCTATCAGCCCCGGCCAAAGATTTTTTATATTGATTAAGTTGGCTTTCAAGCCTTGCAAGATGGGCATATGCTTCATCATATTCACGGTCGCCAAAATAGTAGCCTTGTTTCTCAAGGTAATACAGCCCATCCCTGTAGCGGTCGATTTCGGCTACCAATGCCTTTATACCGGTTTCTGCTCCGGTAAATGCTCCTGCGGCTTGGTTGCCGGTGTTTTTTATTACCTGTACAGCTCTATTCATTATGCCTTTAAGAGTATTTGCGCCCTTTTCAAAACCGCTTGTATCTATCTTAGTATCAAATTTCAGGCTGCCATCAGCCATTCGAGTTCACCTCCCCATTCAGGAGTTTCAAAAGATTTTCTTTCTCTGCCTGTTCCTCTGCACTCAGTCGTGTCTTTATGTCAATCAGGGACTTGTTTGCCCTGTAAAATTCAAGTTCATGCTTTTCAAGTTTCTTGCATTTATTCTTTTTCTGCCGGATGTTAATAACCGTGGATAATAAGCACTCTCCTATTTCGTTAAAGTACCCCAGAAACGTCCACCAGTGCATGTACTCAAGAGCCCTTACCTCTTTCCCGGCAACCTTATTTACAGCGGAAAATATCATCTGTTCATCCTGTTCCCAGTCAATAACTTTTTTAGACGGCTTAACATCTTCCTGCACCATACCACCATCCAAAAACCAGACAGCTTGTTTGCAGGCCTCCTCGATATCCTCTGATGGGATATCTTCAAGGTTTTCATAAAGGCAATCCAGCATGACCCAGGTCTTTTCCAGGTCACTGAGTTCCGGGTCGTTGTAAGCCTGGAATATTAAAAGAGCCACCCGGAAATCACTCCGGATAGCTCTATCTATTCCATTAACCTTTAAACTTGTAGGTAATTTACCAATCATATTACTTCACCTGTTTGGTGTATTTTTCGATGCGCTTCTTGCTTGCTTCCTGTTCTGCCTTTACCTCGGCTTCAATAAACGGCTGTGCCGCTTGAATAAAGCGCTCAAACAGTGGCACTCCTTTTACGCTAGATAAAGGAGACTGCGTGCCAAATACAACTTCAGATACAGGATTGCCAAAAATATAGTCAATCTTATCGCAAATTAATTTTCTTACCTTTTCAATTATTCCTGCAGCTTCTTCTAATTCATCTTCTGGCACGTCAGGAGAGCCATCCGGCTTTAAATCAAAATCTTTCTGGATTTTCTCCATTTCGGCAATAATGTCTTTTCTGGCTTTATTAAATCTTTCAATTATTCCATAGTCAGCCGGATTAAACCGTATTACACGATTAGGATCATCATTGATCATAAATTCTTTATAACCTTCATCAAATCTTAAACTTTGCATAATCATCCTCCTTTATTGCGGGCAGCGGCAGGAGGTAGACCGCCACCCGCCTCAAACTAAAACTTATTAGCTTACTCTTCGCTATCTTCAGTAAAGGTTTTTGTTGATACATTAAATGTACCTTTAACTCTGTTACCGATGTGGTGTAAGTTGAAAGGTATCTGATATCCTGTAGTGTCACCACCATAGGATGATACCTCAATAATAGCATCTTCTCTGTACGCCACAAAGGTATTGGCAGAACCCTCTACTGGCTCCCAAAGATGTACTTCAACAACAGTGGTTTTTAAATCGTCAAGTGTTCGTCTTTCGTCTACAATCTTTTGAAGTTTTTCGAACATCGGATCATCATCGTCTGCATAGTAAGGCTCTACGCTTGCCTGCGGCTCGTACCCGTCGATTATCGTCGATGCATCACCAAGGATATTTCTCCTGGTCTCAACGTTGGCATTCATTTCAACGTTGTATTCTTCCAGGTCTTGTCCCAACCGTACATAGCTAGGTGTTTGTGTCAGCGAAGCATCAATATAATGAGCCATGTACTTTCTTTGAATTTTAGGCATTTAAAATCCCTCACTTTCTATTCTGTATTGAGCTTGTATCTGAATTTGGTAAGTAACTGGACCGGATAAGGTTTCGTTTTGGTATCCGTAAAGCATGCCGTTTGCGCTGCTTAATTTGGTTAATTTTCCGGTTACGGTCTTATTGTTTATAGTTACTTCGATTTCTTGCCCTGTCTCAACTTTTTCTAAATAATAGGCAAGGTCTAACAAAAAAGTGCTATTTGCAAGTCTGTCGTAATCCGTGAAGGATTGAAAGACTGCATATAGCACAAAGTTATGTTGCCTATCTTGATTGCCGAGAATATCCTCTCTTAATAGTTGGTCGCCTGTTGGATAAAGCCCAAAACTTATCGGGCTATCTTCGGTATAATCAATGTTTATACTGCCGGACAAGTCCTGTACCAATGGGCAATCAGTCAATATTTGCTTTACCACTTCAATAATGTTCATTTCGCACCTGCCACCTTTCTGGCCCCTTCGAGGATTTCTTCCTTATGTTCCGCCTTCATCCTCTCAAACCAAAATGGTCCGGCTTGTGGATGCCGGCTTTTATCATGTACCAGGTCTTTATCGGTCAATACCTTCTTTTCCCCATATCTCGCCCATGCACTTCCGGTTATAGACGAGACCATAAGTTTCCCATAATATTGATATCTAGCATAAGGAGCAATCTGATTTATTTCGCCGGAACCTATCTTTGTCCCCAGTGTAGCAGACCTCATCAGAAATCCGTTTCTCATAGGTGTATATGGAGCCATCAGCCTAATGCATTCGCTGTCAATGTATTTTTGTACCGGACCCATGTCCTGCAGGCCTCTTTCTTTCAGGAGGATATCCGTTGGCTTTATCTCTAGCCTACCGTTAAACCGCATATTATCACCTACTTACAGCCCAACTGTACATGCTGCATCCATGGACTGCCGTATAGCTTATCATCCACGATAGAGACTGTCAGGACCTTGTCGTTTTGCTCTTTCAGCGTTTTGAGGCTGTTTGATATAGTCTGCTGGGACGTGTTGTCAAATTCAAAGTCGGTTATGCCCTTTACAACTATGTCCTTGCCGGCATTAAATTTTAAACTATCGGGGAGATGTTCAGCAGGAATAAACACTTTTACGCCCTCTACAGTGGTCATTCCGCTTTTTAAGACATTAGCCTGCTTAGTCTCTTCCCAGTGCACTCCCCTGATTTCGTACCGTGTATATTTACCGGCGCTGTCACAGGAATAATATGTAATATCTGCATTTGTTATCATATCAGCACCCCCGATACAGCAAGCCGGTATTTATCAGCCAGTTGTAGATGATTTCCTTGCATTTTCCACGGTGCTGTGTCTCAGCTTTCTCTTTATCCACATAGGACACACTGTATTCCCCGACTTTTTCGGATGCTATATTGCCAACATCTCCTTTATCATGTTTGTACATTTCTTCGGCCAACTCACAGCAACACATCTTGGCTGCCTCAGGAACATTATTCTCAGGTATCCGGCCAAATGTATGGAGAATTATATTCTGAGTGGCTTTCTGTGCGTATAACGGGAAAGAGGCGGCATCAATGACCGCCCCTTTGTATGTGTCGGTATAATATGCATAGTCCGCATAAGTCATGATACCGCCTCCAATAAGTTTAAGCTGACTTAATCATATCAGCGGTTATTGTGATGTAGCCAACCTTGGAAACCTTGGAGCCGACAATGTCTACAACCTCAATAACCTGCCCTGCTGTTACCTCAATTTCGGTTGTGCCGGATGTTAAAGCAGTACCACCATAGGAAGTAGATGTTTGATTATATGTCGCTCTGGATGCAGGGTTAATGGTGTATTTAAGAGTGCCTGAACTACCTGTTACAGTCAGGATTGTTGTACCAGCGGTAGAGCCCTGTGCAGCAGTGATAGTGAGAGAACCAGGAGCGTAAATTGCTCTAATAGCAAGGCTCCTTAGTACCTTATGGCCGTATACGGAACGTCCCTGCACTGCAGATGCGCCAATGTACTTTCCGGAACCAGACAGATCCTGAAGATGAATAGGCACTGAGAACTCCTGTGCTCTGGTTGCAAACCGAGGATGGCCTGCAATCATAGCAAGGTTAGCGGTATTGTCGTTCCACTCGATTACATTGAAGCCTGCAATGCGGCCAACAATGCCATTCTGAACCACTTCATCACCAAGGTCAGAGGCCTTGATAAACTCAGGACTCTTAAGGATAAGTGCCATAGTGTCCGGTACCACAAGCAAATATCTCTTGCCATCGTCCGGGATATTAGCTTTACTCATAGCAGTGCGAATATCCACGATTGACTCATAGATATTGTCCTTAGTAAGCAGACTAATATTCATGACAGTTGCACCTGCTATAAGTACAGTGGCGCCATCATTATCCATCTGAGCAGCCAGTGAGTAGCCAGCGCTGTCAAGTCTGTCTGCCACCAAGTTATCAGGAACAGAAGCTGCATCAAAACCGTCAATTATCTCATTAACAGCCTTGTCCTTGTCGATAATCATTGTCTCATACGCAGTGCTACCAACAGTACCCTGAATACCGTTGGCCTTGTCATAGTCGGTTACAACAACCTCGGTATCACGAACAGGGATTTTGACAACACCAGCAGTAGGACTGCCTTCATAATCGTTGTTAAATACAACTCCATCTTTGAGCTTAAGCTCCTTACGGATCTTAGCCAGTACTAATTTTGAATATCTCTCCTGTGAAATATGTGGCATATAACATCTTCCTTTCTTTAATCAATTTTTAGTCCAGGATTTCTCTTTAGGAAAGCAGCTTCTACTGGATCAATTTTATTTGGCTGTCCTTTCTGTCTTTGGCCCCAAGAACCTTTCTGCTCATCCTGTTTTTCTTCATCCTGGCTTTTATCGGCTTTATAGCCCTTAACAAACTGAGGAAACTTTTTCACGACAATTTCTAAAGCCGCATCCATGTCAGTATCCTCGTCCATGTATGCCTTTGCTAGAGCGATCGCTTCTTTGACATATTCCTTTGCTATGTCGTGGTCATAACAAAGGACTTTCATTTCAAGCTCAGAAAGCTTTTTGGCGTTATCATCCCCAGGGGTATCATCAGAGCTCTTATTATCATCTTTGGTCTGCTGTTTCTGAAATTTCTTACGTTCTCTCTTCAGACGTTCCTCAACAATCCTGTCAACGTCCTCCTGGGTGAGATATTTTTTCTCCGACTTTTTGGATTTCTGCTGTCCTTCGTCCTGGTTGTCATCCTGTCCCTCATCCTGGTCGTCGTCACCATCATTACCGCTGTTGTCTGCCACGTCCTGGCCAGCGTTGCCATTATCGTTAGCAGCAAAGTATTGCAAATTATACTTAAGCAATGCATTTCTATATTTCACTTTTACCTCCCGTTTAAAGCCCGTCGGCTGTATATTCCGTGCAGTTTAACGCCACCAGCACGTTTATGGGCATAAAATAAGACCGTTTCACCGGTCTATACTCTGCCTAATCCATCCATATATATTCGTTCTCTTTCCTGTGGTAATCCCATATTTTTAGAGAAGTTCGCGTACTCTGCCATAGTTGCCCTGTATTTTGATCTTGCTGCAATTAAATCATCTTCACTTGCACCACCTTCTTTAAGAAGTTTTATTTGCTTTCTTAAAGCTCTCATCTTAGTTTCAAGATATCTCTGTCTCTGTGTCGCTTCGTATGTTGTATATTCTTTGCCTTTATATTTCTTAGGTTTATTTTCTTGGGCGTTCATCCGGTCTAATTCTTCATCGGTATACTGCCTTTTTGATACACCAGGAATAAATGGCCAATAACTGTGGTAGCAGTTCCAACCGCAAAGTCCCGGACCTGTACCAAGTCCGCATATAGTTTCAAGCTCTTTACGGGTATAAACTCGTCCTTGCCATACCTGGTGTTCTGGTCTTGCTGTAGCATGCCAGGATACTTCGAAATATTCAGTTTCAAGTTGTTGAGCATTAAAGTCATTAATATGCTGCACAACCTGGTTTACTCCGGTCATTAATGCACGCCTGGCAGCAACTTCTATTCTGTTACTCCATCCACTCGCATAATCAACCGTTCTAACGCCGCTTTTAGTCATTTCTCGGATAACTTTGTTCAGCGTGACGTTATACTCAAATGTTCCGGTTGTTACCTCGAATACCGCCTGATCCAATGTTCTTTGCAGGTATTCAGCAAGCGGTGTAAATACTGTTTTGCCGCCCATTTCTATAGCAAATCCCATAGTCTGAGTTATATTAATGAGTTCTTGCTTTGTCTGAGCTATAACCGACTGTATAAGCTGTTGTAATTCGAAGTTTTCCTCGAACGGTATAAAATCTTTTCCAACCGCTTCGTATATACTTGCGTCTCTTGCATAACCGGAAGCGATAATGTCTTTGTAAAGCCTTTCAATTTCGGCATCTGTAAGTTTTAATGCCTGCTGAATGTATTTCCTTATTTCTTCCCGGCTTTTGCCAACCTGCACTAATTGATATATCTGCCAGTCTGCAGAACGGGTAATTTCTTCATTGATGCGGATCCGCCTGATAACATCTTCCATGACGAGCTCTTCCAGTTCGGACATTCGGCGCTCAATCGCTATTGGCATTCTTTCTAGCTCGGAGGGAGTATACATCTAATCACCCGCCAATCAAATAAACCAAGCCAAATATATAATGGAGGGCTTGGTCTTGTGCATACGTTATTTTACTATGTCTAGCTTTGAGAGGGTCAATTATCAAATGAGACATAAATATTACTGCCAATCGCCAGTCCAATCCAAATATCAGCAAGAACGGAACGCAATACAAAGCACAGTGTACGAATAGGTGATACCAATTCTTTCCCTTTGTACTCGCTATGAAGTCAGATTGAAGAACATAGTCACCAATCAAATGGCAGATAACTATATAAACTATAATATTCATTGCTTACCTCCTACGGTATAATGTCAGCCTGTTCTGGTATCATGCTTTTTGCTGTTTCTTCATCTTCCCCGTACCACTTCATGCGGTATTCCCAAAGTGGCATGACGCCCATTGAAACATCTTGCCGGTCTTGTTGTCTTTCAGATACTTTATCCTGGATTATACTATCGTCAAAGTCTATATTGACCTTATCAATGCTTACTCCTTTAAGTCGTCCGATTGCCTTTACCATTCCTGTCAAAGCACTGTTTAAGACTATCTCATGCTTTTTCAGGGACTGATACAAGTCGGACTTCTCGGATATAACCTCTGTTGCCGTCTTTACAGTCCCATTCTCAAACCTGTATCTACCTGTACCCATACCGCATTTAAAACTTAGCAGGTCCAGAGCCTTAGTGATGCCCTTATCGTGTTCATCAGCCCTTATCTGCGGGTCAAAAGTATCAAGCTTACCTTCTGAGTTTCTGTCACCTGGAAGTGCGTAAAATACGGTATCGTTTTTATCAAATACCGGTTTTGCAACGCCATCCTCACCCATCTGAATTTTGGCCATTGACAAAGGCACCATGATACGTTTTTTACCAAGGTCAAACTCATTAATGTAGCTATCATATACAATGTCACAGCCTTTAAGTTGAGGAATAGCATTAGCGAATACCGATATTCCATAGGGACTATCCAAATCAATGTTGTTAACGATATTCGGAGTGATAATCTGAAACAGTGGTATATCTATACCGGTTTCAACTTCCGGGAGCATACCTTCATCCAATTCTAAATCAGCTCCGGATTCAGCATCAACAATATGATTTTCAATGACATAAACCCCTTGTTCATTGAGTTTATGTATCTGGATGTAGTACTGCTTTTTACCGTCACGCTCTCTCATAGATCCAAAAGCACACTCATTAACATAGCCGTTATCCCAGCTAAGAGGATAAATCATTCCGGCTCTGATATAGTCAATTACCACTTCGCCAGTAGCATCCTTATACTCAACAAGGGCACCTGTACCAAGAGCAAAGGTCAATTCAATCAACTGGTTACCCTTTACCCGGAAGTTATTGTATTCAAACACCTTTTCAAGCTCTTTGTCAAATTCCTTACCGGTATATATCTTAACCTTTTCATTTAATAACAGGTTAGCCCAGTCTTCGCAAACGGTCTTAGCCATGCCAAGCGAATACCTATCTTTACCAACCACCTCAATGCCGTTGTAAACAGTATAATGGTGAAAGTCCTTGACATACCCCTGATACCAGCTAAGCCATGTATCGTGATATTTTGTAGTATCATCTGATGCAGGGCTATACCCTTTGTCCTGTAAGTATCCCAATATGGTTTTCAATTTCTCACCTCGCTTTATGCGGCATTAATATACAGAATATCATCTTGTATGTATTCAGTGCTGTATTCCATAGCATCCAGACTGTCAATATTCATCTGGCCGTCATCAAGCCTTACATCCTTAGTCGGCTTGGAGTCATCGTAAACAGCCTCTTCCAGGGCCCTTATTGTATGCACACAGCTTTTATGTATCTTAAACCTACCCTGAGCCATCATCGAATTGTAAAATGCAATACGGTCATTTATAGGACCCTTGATTGCATTCTTTAACTCAATCGGTACCCTTGCCCGCATGACGGCAGCTTCTAAGCCAGATATCAGCGTCTGTTCTGCGCTATCACAGTAAGCCTCATAGCATTTATACTTACTCTGTATCTGCTTTACAAAATCAATAAAATCAGCCTCCAGCGTCTTAGGGCTGATTCTCTTTTTCTTGTAATATTCTTTTACAGTAACCACGTACTTATATCCCTGCGTGAACCCAGTAAAGGTAAATGCATGTGCCGATTTCGTTCCTCCAAAGTCAACTCCTATTGTACCGTATATAATCGGATGCTCTTTGAGCCAATCATCATCAATAATATAATCATCCGGATTATCTGCAAATTGCTGATATATCAGTCCATCTGCAGCTACCCATAAGCCTAGAATAAACCTCTTGTAGAATACTCCGGTAAACATCCGGCGGAACCTATCTTTAACTTTCGGAGCCAGCGTTAAGTTATCATCCATTGTAAAATGCAGATGATATATATTCTTCTCTTTGGCCTTGTCTATAAATTCCTCTTTTATGTAGTGGTGTGGTCCTTCCGGGTTGCAATTTAGGAATATCTTTGCCCCATCTACAGAGCACCGGCCAATCATTTGGTCAATGAATGACTGCGGGAATAATGCTGCTTCATCTGCATAAGCACCGGCAGCTGTCAGGCCTTGGAGTGCGTCCTGGGCCGCTTCTGTGTTAGCGCCAAACATATAATAAGTGCTGGCGCCAATTTCAATGAAGTTTTCGGAACGATTATAATTGTAGTTCCATCCCCAGGCTTCTAATATCTGCAGCATTGGCTTAATAACATTTCGCTTTAAAGCCCCCATTGTCTTACCGGCCAGAATAAAACTTTCACCATCCGGAAAGGTCTCCTGGCTCCACTGCAAGAAGCTGCATATCATTGCAACAGTTTTGCCCGCCCTGATGGAGCCATCAGCAATAACAATATCACAATCTTTATATGGTGAACCATCCCGCCAGAAATATAAAAGCTTTTGCTGTTTAGGTGAAAAAGGTTTGAATTGAAATTTCTTATTCCTCCGTAATCTCTTCATCCTCATTCACCTCATCTGCAAACAAAGCCTTGATATCTTCTTCAGAAGGTTTAACTGCCTTCAGGAAATCCTTAATCGCTGTATCACCTTCACTACCTCCAGACAACTGAGCAACCTCATATTTCAGTTTACTAATACGCAAGCGCTGTTCCTCTGATGTCTTTTCCCAGTTAGCATGTAGTAGCTCATCATATTGCTTAATCATTGACCTGAGCTCTCCCATTGCCCGGCTTTGTGCCTGCAGGAAGTTAGCATGCTTATCCCAAGCCTGCTGTACTTCCCAGCGCTCTCCGATAACATTACCGTCCTTTTCCTCAATCTTTTCAATGGTCTTATCCTGCTGATTCTTAACAAACATAATCTTCTGGGCCCTGACTATAGCAGTAAACTGCAGCATTATATTATCCCAGAGGATATCAAGTGGATCCTTCAGCTGCACTTCCTGGAATATCTCGAACGTCTCCTCAGGAAGCCACTTAGCAAAAAAGCCATGTTTCTCCGCATTTTTATTCCTCTCCGGAGCTCCACCATTATTGCCAACAGCATTCTTATTACCAGGCTGACCGCCTCGCTTACGTTTCGCAACGTTGCGATTATCTTTTTGCAACGTTGCATTGTCCCATTTATATCTATTCTTCCAACAGCGGACAGTACCTTCAGGTACGCCCAACTGATTAGCAATCTCAATTAATTTAAGCCCTTGCTTATATAATTCAAAGGCTTTGATTGACTTTTCATCCGGCGCCCTGGCCATATCACCACCTCTCAATCGTGTTGTTTTGGAAGCATGAAAAAAGCATCCTTTGGGATGCTTTTTTTAATCTGGTTTTATATCAGGGACTATCAATTCCTACTTTCTTTGCAATTTCCTCTGGTGACAACATTTCTCCTAAAGGCCCATTATCTTTTAATTCCCGTTTAAGGGTTTTAATAAATTTAGCCACTTCTTTTGCCGTTCCCTCATTATCATCACCTAAGTAAAATAATCTGTTATTAATTAGAGTTATTATTATATCTTTAATGCATTCATCTGACATTTTATTCACTCCTCCCTTCACCCACATACTACCACTTTATACCAGAAAAAGCAACAGTATTTTACAAAAAAGCACTCTGCAGATTATACAGAATGCCTTTACAAATGAGAAGGTGTTATGGGAAAATCAGCCGCCAGGCCGTGACACCTGGCAGCCGCATGGAGGTAATATTCTTACAATCTTCCACTTTAAATTTTATCATACATTTTGGGGAATTGGGGGAAAGTTAAGATAATTACGAATTTTCTTACCAACGCTACTGCGATCCATATTCATTATTTCGGCAATTTCCCTTAATTTCATTCCGTCTATGTATCTGTACCTGAATATCTGCCGGAGTTCACTATCAGGAATGCTATTAATAAACTGCTCAATCCTTAATGCTTCTTTTCTTGCCTTCTCAAGCTTGTCCTGATACATTGCTATCATTTTATCTCTCTCAGCTTTTTGCTTCGGGTCATAAGCATATACGCCCATGCGAAATTCAAGGTATGGAAAATGCTTTGATGTGCCTATTACCTTACTAGGCATTACATCAATATCCTTATCATACAGCTTGTCTATTCTGTTTTGAAGGTCTGCTGCTTCCTGAACTAATTTCCTGTATTGGCATAATTCTTTGTCTGTCAGTGTAATCACCGTCCTTTGCTCATGCAAGTCCATGTACAAAAATAGTTTGTCCGCCCTTTAATCATACGCTTATATGCATACTCTGCCCGGTTATATCCACCTAAGCCAAAGTATATTGGTTTACCGCATGTATGGCAGTTTTCACAATTCTGTGCTCGGAATAACTCAGGGACTATCCTTTTCGTCAGGGGCAGGCTCTTTATCAGGCTTTTTGCTTTTTCTCTTGTGCCGGCTGATGCCATGAAGGTAAATGAAGTTATTAACCGAACTTTCCTTCAATCCAAAGTATTCTGCTATCTGCTTTTTTGTTTTACCCTCATCCACATACATCTTCCGAACAACCTCAACTGTCATATTTTCAGGGTACTTTCTCCGGCCATCCTTTTTCGGGGCCGGGTACTTGCTCAAGGACTTGTCCTCAGGTACCACCCTGTCGTGTTTCACGACCCCGTCTGTAGAAGGGGCCAAAATCATTTCAGTACCTGGTGCCAATTTAGGTATTTTCGGTACTTGAGGCACAGATTGCTGTACACCAAGCAGCTGTTCAAGCTCAGCAAGCTTGTTTTTCTTCGCTGTTTCCATTGTTGCAATTATGTGCTGCTTCAGCTGCTCTGTCGTCTCTTCTCCAATATACAGAGCTATGTCATAGCCGGTAATTACCAAATCATCTCTCTCTATGCCAAGTATAACATTGTCAATACGGGAAATATCTGCTGATAATTCATTAATGCGTACTGCTTTCTCATTAGCTATCTGTAATAACTCCTTAATATCCATACTCATTTTTTCCTTTCTATCATTCACAAATGAGGCTATAATTGCTGATTATAGCTTTTCTCGGTTATATTCGCACATCGGTTGCATAAATCCCATTTCAACTCGCTTAACAAGTGCGCCCAGTATTATTCTCTTTGCCAGTGCCAGACCTTTAATAACCCCTCGCTTATAAGCAGGGTCATACCATCCATCAGTCTTATGCCATTCTCTATCCTGCTTATCAATCTTCTCAAGAATTTCCTGCAGCATAAGCATCTCCCTTCTTTCTTTGAAGCTCCTTCAGATAGTCAATCAGATATGATCTATTTGTTCTACATTGCTTAAAGTGCTTATTAGGTTCCAGCAGATAATATTCCTCGTCTCCCCATCCGTCCTTAAAGCGTTCCTCGTATTTTAACCCGGTCGACTTATAGTCAAATAATCTGGTATAGTAGACTTTAACCACTATACTGTTACCGTCCGGTAAATCATAACGGTAGTAGCGCTCTTCTGTTTCTTTAGTATCGATCCAGATTGGCCAAGTCTCAAAAGCATCGATCCAGGCTGCTCGCTGGTCATTATTTCGAAGGATTGGTAATTCTGGCTGTATCTGTTCAGGTGGATTTTGTTCAGAATTTATGTCTGCAAGATATGATTTTAAAGCTCGTAGGATTGTCTCATGCTTAAGAAGCGTGTCTGGTTGATATTCTTTCCAGTAGTCTCTCATTGCTTCAATCTGCTTTTCCTCATTCCTGATTGCCTCTCTCAGATAATATTCAGCAGAATGATATGGCTTTGTTTCTACCGGCTTCTCCTCAATAATTTCAGCTTCAACTACCTCAGTTGTAACTGATTCATCCACATCGTTAATGATTTCAGGCTCATTGTCCACAACTTCAGGGTGGTCGTTCACAATTTTGGTCTCTGTTACAATTTTATTTTTTTCATGTTTCGGTTCTTCTGGCAATGATATGTATTTTAAATACAACTCCATAAACTCATCCGCCGAAATCATAACATTGCTCTTATCCCAGTGGAGCTTAACCTTTTCAAATGGCTTTCCATATTGCCCATAAAACATATGTCCATAATCATGCAGATAATCTGCGCTTTTTGTTTCCTGTCCTTTGTTAGTATGAAAAATCATAAAATCATTAATAGCAGATTTTATCCCAGCTGTACTTATGCTTTCGCTTAGTCTCTTAATAAGAAAAGCAAGATGTGATTCCGGTTGATTCATTATCATGTCAAGAATCTCTGCGGCATTAAGAGTAGATTTAGATTTTTCCGATTCCGCATTGAATTGCGCTGGCGCAATTTTCTCCGGTTCCTGTTGCGATGTCGCAACAACTTTGTCAGGATTTTTAATTTCTCTTATTTCCGCAACAGTAGTGGTGACCGTCACCTGCTCCAGTTGTTCATCAGTCATAGTCAGCATCTCAGATAATTTACTGCTTGAGAAATCTTTATACCGGTCCTGAAGTATGGGCGAATTGCCGTCTACACTGAAACGGTCATTAATTGCCATAAACCTTGAAGCGCTTGATTTACTGATACCAAATTCAGCCTGAGCAAATTCCCAAATGTTCTGGTAACCATCCTGTTCATACAGCTTTTTATCCCGAATGTATTTAAGGTAATATCCGATTGCTACAAAGCTTCTGGATGCAGCATTGATATTCTCCCTGATAAAATTCTTGGCATCTTTGTATTGCACGTTTTTATACCATTCAGAGCAATTAACAATCTCTTCACTCACCTGAAACCCTCCTTCTGTACTCCTTTTCAATACATTCAATCAAATCAGCTATCATATGCCGGCACAAATCACAGTTATTATACTTCTCATTCAGCTCATGGGCTTCCTGAAGCATCTGGCCAGCATTGTCTGTTGTCATAATTTTGCGCCAATTAAGATAAAATCCGTTATATACTTCATTCATGATTTGCTTGACTGTTTCATGACTGGGCACTGTTTTCATTTCGGCACATTCCTCCATCCAATTCAGAAATCGATATGTATATTCCAGGTATCTCAGCCCAAAACTTTTCAATGATTTCCGATGCTACCAGGGCATCATCTTTCCAGTATCCCAAGTCTGTCATAACATCCTTAAGCAGTTTCTGCAGGTTATCTGTATCCGGCTTGGTGGCCTTATATTCTCCGTTTTTATGTTTGCCCCGAGGAAAACACCATTTTGTAACCAACCGTATCGGGCCTGTGAATTTATGTGCCGGCGCATATTTTGCTAAATGAGCTGCCAGCTTTGCTCTTGCTGCTTTTAGCTCTTGCGGTTCATAAAATATCGGTTTGCCATTTACTACATGAACTTGCTTCTCTTGGTGAGTTACTGTCGGTGGAAGCATCGGAATAAAAAAACTAATATAACTAATATTCAAAACATCATCTCCCATATTTTAACAATTCATTTTGAGTTGCAAAATTGCTTTGGTCAAGGTAAGGGGAAGGAGTCGTCGTGCGTAAGCTTTCGCACGACTACTTCCCCCTTGACCGTAGGGAAAGGAAACGCCCTATATATACGTAGTATATATAGCATTTTCCTTCCCTGGGAAATTCTCGGTATTTCTCGAGTTTTTCCCTATGAGGGAAATTCTCGAGAGTTATCGATTTTTTCCCTTTGAAGTGAAAGGGAAAATTATCGTGATTTTCCCTTTGTTACAAAATTTTACTTTAGGGAAATTCTCGAGAATTATCGAGTTTTTCCCTGTCAGGGAAAATGTCAGGGAAACTGTTTCCCTTCGAGTTTTTCCCTCTATTTCTTTCCAACAGTTCCTTCGTCAATCCAAAATCCGCCATGTTCTTTTATCCTGTTTCTGACCGTTTTTTCTGATGTACCCATATATTCAGCCAGATCTTTTACTGTAACTGTTCCATTTAAACTGCATGCTTCGAATGCTGTTTCAAGCGAAACTTTCCTTTCTTTTGCTGCAACCTCAGGCGATTTCTTCTTTTTAAAATTACGTTTCCATGCTGGAGCTTCACCTTCTGCTTCTACGTCCTTCAGACTGCCAATTCTATCTACATGATGTACCGGATAATCAAACCAGAGATTTACCGGTTCAAATTTAGGGAACTCTCTTAATGTACCTTCAATTCGCCATGCTGTACGTTGCCTTACTGCCTTTTCAACGGCTGCTATATCCTTCTGCATAGCTTTATATTGTTCTGTACTTAAATGCTTCTCACACAGCTTCAGCATGGCATTCTGATTGCACATATCATCTTGTGATGGCTCATAATCAGGCCTGTAATTATCCAGCCAATTAATACATACCTGGCATACTGCTTTATTAATTTCCTGCTTTAATAAGTCATCTGTAATTTCAAGTTCAATCAGGTCCAGGAGAGCATCCGGATCTCTGGCAAATACACCTGAGCCTGAAGCCCTATCCATGCTACGCTTTTGGCCCTGATACCCCTTAGAATGATGGTGACAGTAAATAACAGCAACACCTAATTCAGAGCATACTTTATCAAATTGATTACAAAAATGCGCCATCTGGTCTGCGCTGTTTTCATCACCAGTGATAACTTTATAGATAGGGTCTATAATGATTGCAATGTAATTCTTTTTCGCTGCTCTCCGGATGAGTTTTGGAGCCAGCTTGTCCATTGGTACCGACTTACCACGCAAGTTCCAAATATCAATATTTCCAAGGTTATTTGGGGCCCATCCAAGTGCCGAATATACATCCTTAAAACGATGTAAGCAGCTTGCCCTATCTAGCTCCAGGTTGACATACATAACCCTTCCTTGAGCACACTTCCAATTGAACCATGTCTTTCCTTCTGCTATGGCAATACATAGCTCAATAAGTGCATATGACTTCCCAGCTTTTGAAGGACCGGCTACAAGCATTTTATGTCCCTGACGCAAAACCCCTTCTATTAATGGCGGTGACAGTTCCGGAAGGTTATCCCATACAGCTGCCATGCTTTCAAGTTCGGGTAGGTCATCATTAATACCTTCAATCCATTCTTTCCACTCATTCCAGGACTCTTTGCCGATATTAGTATCTACAAGGAATTGCTTTCTGCCATTTCGCATTACTCCTGGCATCCTAGATAATCTGGATGGGTTCTTATTTTGGGTATCAACCTTCAGGCCGTTCTTTTTGCATATTTCATAAAGGAAATCAACTCGTTTTCGATATTCGTCATAATTTGCAGCTTCAATTTTTACAATTGCATGAAGGCTCTTTCCTCCAGAATGAACCAAACAAGCAATAGGCAATTCCAATTCACGGAGAATTGCATTTTGCTTTTCAATGTCCATATCATCTGACTCTACCAGAGCATACCTGAAGTCTGTTACATTCTCGTTTTTTACACCTTTACCATCTAAGGGATTGAAACGTATCCATGCCCCTGCTTCAGGTCTATAGTCACCAAGTACAGAGCCGATATCACCATTACATTGATTTAGATGTTGTATAAGTTCGCCGGCAGTTCTATCCCAGTGTCCTTTTGTAGGCAAATATTTCCCGTCTTTTTCCCAACTTTCAGTAACATATCCGACATTTTCAGATGCTTCAAATAATGTTTCCAGATACTTTACCAGGTCTCCTACTGGGTCCCAATCGTCTCCCGGTTCAACAATTTCTTTTCCTTCTATCCAACCACGATCAATAATTACTCCGTCCTTAGGACCGATAATGTCATCCCAACCTATCTCATGGCTATCATCAGAATAATAAGGTTCCCATCCATTATCTTTGGCCATTTGAACAATGGTTCCGGCAGTTATGGGATTAGGAGCGCCCCGGAAAGTGTCCCATTTTTTAAAACACTCTCCGGGATGATATCTTTTAGGATCTCTACGACTCCAATTATCCCAATCAGAGGCAGTATATCCAGCTTCCTTTAGTGCCATTCCGACACTAAGCCATTCCTGATAAGTAAGTATTGACGGATCGATGTAATCCAATAATTCTGTTAAATCGTATTTGCTGCTGTATCCCATATCATCACTACCTCATCATGATTAAATTAATTCTGGCTTATAGGTAGAAGGATTTATATCATATGGTACCCTCCAGCCATTAGCCGCTATTCGGTCAATTAATTTTCTTGCTGCTTCGAACTGCCAGGTACCAACATGGATAAAACCTCTGCCTTCAAGAAAACGAATCTGTTTTGGTGTGGTAAGGCCTTCGCGTCTGCGTTTTTCTAATCTATCAAGTAATTTAGCTGCTTTACCGGCATTATCTATTTCATCAGGAAAAATGCCATATTTTTCAAGCAACTGTAACTGCTTTTGTGAAGGCGGAGCCATCTCCCAACCAAATGCAGGAACATAATTAGCAAGGTCTTCAGCTTGGATAGACATTTCAAATTGTAAAGGATCTACAAGCTTACGCTTCCTGTTCCGCATCTCCTGCAATTGTTTTGCCAATGCTTCCTCTCTTTGAGCCACTATATCTTCGGATGCTTGCTTTTCAGCTGCTTCAATATCAACAGGACATCCTGCGGCAGCCTCCAAGTTTTCTGTCATCTTCTTTGCAACTTCTTCACTTGTGCAAATAAGGTGTGCAGGATGACATAATTCGTGTCGCTCTGTATGCCATAAAAAGTCCAAAAGTAATAAATAATCTTTTCCAGGGCACAGCCTGGTTCCACGACCTACCATCTGGGCATATAGGCTTCTTATCTTAGTGGGTCGTAATGGCACAATACAATCAACACTTGGGCAGTCCCAGCCTTCGGTAAGTAGCATTGAGTTGCATAAAACATCATATTTCCCTGCCTCGAAATCAGCTAATATTTGCGCTCTGTCAGCACTGTCTCCGTTAACTTCAGCAGCTCTAAAGCCTTTGCTTATTAAAATATCCCTGAATTTTTGGCTGGTTTTTATGAGCGGAAGAAATACAACTGTCTTGCGATTCATGCAGTACTTAGCCATTTCATCTGCTATTTGATATAAATATGGGTCCAGAGCTGTTCCTAAATCGCCAGACTTGAAGTCTCCGGCCTGAACTCCTACTCCGGATAAGTCCAATTTAATCGGAATAGTCATAGCCTTAATTGGACATAAATAACCTTCCTTAATTGCCTTAGGTAAGGTATATTCATAAGCCAGGCTTTGAAAATAACTTCCCAGATTCCGCATGTCGCCACGATCAGGTGTTGCAGTAACACCTAATACTTTTGCATCTGCAAAGTACTGCAGTACTCTTTGGTAACTATCACTTATACAATGATGTGCTTCATCTACAATGATGCTGTTAAAATAATCTTGCGGGAATTGCTTTAGACGGGATTCTCTCATAAGTGATTGCACAGAACCTACAACAACCCGAAACCAACTGCCGAGACAGGTTTCCTCTGCCTTTTCAACCGCACATCCCAGGCCGGTTGATTGATATAGCTTATCAGCAGCCTGTTCAAGCAGCTCGCTCCGGTGAGCAAGTATAAGTACTCGCTCACCATTGCGAACACAATCAGCTGTAATACTGGAAAATACTATTGTTTTACCTGTACCGGTCGGAAGAACCAGGAGTGTTTTTTTATTACCCTTTTCCCATTCCGCAAAGACAGCATTCTTCGCTTCTATCTGGTAGGGTCTTAATTCCATAATTAAAACCTCCCAGCTTCAAACTTTTTGGTTGGCGCACCCTCTTCAGGTTCGTAAAACTTCTTGATTTCATTCATGACGATTTTTTCGCCTTTATCATTGGTCCACTCTTTGATGCCGACTTTACATCTTCCAATGGACCCCGGAACTGCGTTCCAGTTCATTGTTATTCGCTCACCTTTCTTGCGTTGGCCAATTGCAGTAAAGAATGCACATAACATTCCCTCTGTTTTGGTATGCAAGAACAGATTATGCTTGATGACTGTTTCTCCTTCCTCGCCCTTTATCTTGATATGTAAAGTAGCTTTATTACACGGAGGAAGTTTATCGCTGCCATTATGACGTCCTCGCTCAAAGCTTATTACTTCAAAATCATAATCGCCTTCCGGGAGCACTACATAATCCGGGCCATCGTTTTCAATCTGATCATTCCAACCTAATTCTCTTTCTTCATTCATAAAACAAGTCTCCTTTCTTTTTTGTGATATTTAATTAAATGGTATTTCATCCGGGTCTGCTGAAACAAACTTCCCACTCTTTAATCGATTCTCTTTAATAAGTCCAAATACCGTTGTCCATGCTCCAACTAGGCATCCGGAAACAAATCCTGGATCATATTTTTCTATTGGAGTATCTATAGGATAATATCCTCTTTGAGCAACTACGGCCTGAATTTCCTCTTCTGTAACATTGTTGATTATCATTAGGTCAGCAAGGGACTTAGGGATACCATTTTTCAGTCCAGTAGCTGCCGGCGCTGGCTTAGGAGCTGGCTCTGGTGGATTCATATTTTCCTTTAATGGGTCACTATTCCCAACAGACTTAGGTTCAGATGGCTGTTCTGATGTAGTAGGCATCTCTTGCCTATTTTCCGCTGTAATATTTTTCTTCATTTTCTGCGGTTCTGCCTTAATCCCACTTTCAGGGATGCAATGAGCAATGGCCTGATATTCAAACGGTAATTCATCTGCTAAATCATGCCGGTTCTTGGCATCCCAACAAGAATGGTGCGTGGTATACATTACCCTCTTGCCACCCTGGGCTTTATTCTTGCCTTTTTGTACGCCTTGACCGTCAACATTAACTACATAGGTCTTATAATTGGCGAACAATACCATGTCTGCCCATTCCTTCAGTAATGGGGCCGTTTTCTTTTCAAGTTTCAATTCCCATCGGTCATATGCTCCCAGCTCGTCCGGCTGTTCAAATTTCCGCATCTGAGCATGAGCAACAACCACAACATTTATTCCTTTCTCTATAATCTCTTCCAGCAGGTTCAGTAATCGTCCGAATTCTTCCTCAAGATAAACATATCCTTTGCCATAACCAAAATCTTCGATTCCGGATTTCTGTGACTTTGAGCATATATGTTCAACACATAGACGCTCTGCCCAGTCTGCAGTATCTAAAACTAATGTCTTACATATTCCAGGATTATCTCTGAAATACTTAACCTGTTCCATTAACATAGTCCAGCTAGTTGGTTTAGGTGTTCTGGCTACATCCAATCTTTTTGTGCTTCCCTCAGTATCAATGAATACCGGATCCGGGAAATGTGAAGCAAATGTTGACTTACCTATTCCTTCTGGGCCATAAATAACTACTTTTTGAGCGCTATCAATCTTTCCCTTAATGATATTCATTAAAATTCACCTACCTTCCATGTGGGTTTAATAGTTTCAGTGTTTTTCTGTGGGGTAAGTGTTTTTACTTCAGGTATTTCTTGCCCTAAAACATAACCATCCTGGATAATAATGCTGCATTCATCTCCGGTACTTACTCTGGTGGCAATTGCCTGCAATCCTTCCTGCTCCAGCCATTCTCCAAATTCCTTAAGAGTATCCAAATCCATTTGTTCCAGCTTATCCAACAGAACAAAACCGCATTTAGGATTAAGTTTTCGGACAATAGCGGTGGATACTTTAAGCTGTTCTGAGCTACTCATACAATCCCATTTCTTGCCGTTATAAACCAATTCACCATCCTGTACTGATAAACCAGGTAAAGGCAGATCTGCTCCTTTAAGAAGGTCAATTTTAGCTTGACGTACATTCTCAATTTCAACAGTTAGCTTGTTATATTGATCAATATAGTTTTGTGCATCCTCTTCGGCTTTTTCTTTATCAAGGTTGGCACGCACTTTACGATTAATCTCTTCAATATTTGCGATGTTCCGCTCCAGTTCAGCTGTACTTTCATCCTGCAGATTTTGAGCAGATTTTCGAGCAATCTCCAGGTCCTTTTCTAATTCCTGCTGACGTTTCATTAGCTCAGCTAATTGTTCATTAACCCTTTGATATTCCTGCTCTAACCGGTGCAAATTTTCACGTTTCCTTTGATTTTCAGCATTTCGTGCCAGTATTTCCTGTTGCTGCTTAATTAGTTCAGATGCGGATATAAGCTCCTTAGGAGCATCCGGATAATATGGTTGTTCCTGAGCAAACTTCTTTTTTTGATCAGCTATTTGGCCGATAGCATGACGTTGGTTATACAACATGGTTTCTTTTTGCTCAAGTTCGGCAAGCTTATCACCAACGCCAATTATCCTGAGCAATATGTTTGCTTTTTCTTTGTTATTAGCCTGCATAAACTTCGGTAAATCCAAGGCTAATTGTTCTACAAACTCATTCAGGAGCTGCTGTCCGCCTTTTTTTCCACTAGGGTCAGTTACTTTCAAATCACTGTTTTTACCTTTACGTTCAACAATTAATCCATTGGAAAGAACAATATGTAAATAAGGTGGTATTACTGACCCATCCCTTTGTGGTTCAGATGGCCGGTACTTGTCTCCTCCAAGAGCCCAACAAATTGCATCCAATACAGAGGTTTTACCTTGATTATTTTTTCCACCGATTACAGTAAGCCCATTCTGCGTAGGCTCAATTTTTACAGCCTTAACACGCTTTACATTTTCTATTTCAAGCTTATTGATTTTTATACTCATATGTTTATTTCCTCCTCGACATATAATTACATATGTGGCAGTATCTCACGTTTACCTCCCCTTTAAAGCGCTTACAACCTTCTGTCCGCATACCAGGCAGATAGTTGTCCCGTCTACATTTATAAGGAGCTTCTCTGATCCACATAATGCACACTCGTTTTTGGCCTTTACGGCCTTGAGGCATATGGTGTCTCCTTCTACATAGATTTCAACCGGATCACCGGTTTTAATATCCAGTGTCTTACGCAGCTCCATAGGAAGAGTGATTCTTCCGAGTTGGTCCAGATTTCTTACAATACCTAATGTCTTTTTCATATTGACCTCCTTTACAAATTCGATTACAATTAAATTAGGAAAGTTTTGTTATGGGCCTGTTTGGAGTTGCCGCTCCAGCGGGCCTTATTCTTTGCAAATAAGTTTCGGTCCTGATAATATCATCATAAATAGCTTTTTCTTTTTCTGCTGATAGCAGACTTAATGTGACTAATGCCATGAACATTCCCCAGGCTCGCTCAATATGTTCTCTCTTACCAGTGTCCTTTGCTTTAATTAGTTCTTTGTTTATAAGTTCTGCAACCATTACGACACTGAATTTATATACTTGGTTGCTCATCTCTCCCTCCTCCCTGCTAAGTTACTTAAGATAATACCCAGGGCCAGTATAATGGCACCTATACCGGTGCGGATTATAAATTGCTTATTGGTTATGACTCCGCATTCCAGGGCACCATACTGCCCGGATATGTACACTAAGGAAAGAAAATAACAAATAAAACTGATAAAACATATTACTTTTTGCTTCAATTAGCTTGCCTCTCCTTTCTGGCATATTTTGCTATATTGTGATATAATCTCCTTATCAGCCGGCACGCTGAAATACAAAGGAAAGGAGATCTACATTGAGAAATACATTTAAATTGTTCTTAGAACGTTCTGGTCAACCTTATCAGGTTGAAAGAGATGGAAAAATTATATTTACAGCTGATGGTTTACCCAATCATGAGACCAGCACAAAAAGGCAATACATAGGATTTGCTCCTGGTACAGATATAAAACCTTATGATTGGGTAATAAATTCATTTGGAGAAAGGTTCTTTATTGAAGACACAAAAACTATATTTGTTCAAAAAGAACCTCATTGTTTAAATGCATATTATTTAACACAAGTAGAATATCAAAAATCTCTGCAACAGAATTCAGCTACGTTTAATATTCAAAATGCCTATGGTTCCGTAATAGGTACACAAACTTATGTCACGCTTAACTACAATGATTCAATTCAAAAAGCTAAGGAACTTATTGAAACATCTAGCTCATCAGATAAAGATGCTCTTAATCAAATTATTTCATTGCTTGAAATGATAGTTAATAACCAGGTTCCTGTAACCAAAGGTTTGTTTTCTAAATTTTCTGCTGTAATGGAACGAAACTCATGGATTACAGGCTCAATCATGTCTGCTCTATTAAGTTGGCTGACAAGTCAAATAAGTTAGTCATTCCTGAAAATGTTACAATTAGCTCCGTTTCTCCTGATGCGGAGCTTTTTATTTGATAGTCTTTAACATTAGAAATTTCATTACCATCAATAAATAGGCTAATTCTATTGTCTAATCGTACAACCTTAATCTCCACTTGGCTTGCCCCTCCTTTCTGGCTTGTCCACTGGTTACCGCTTACGCGGTTTTATCTTCAGGTTCCTCGTTGTAGCATAGGGCTCTTGTTGCAATTTCTCCAATTCTGCTAAGTATCTTTTCAATATCTTCATTTTTACAACGGCAATCATCATCAATGATTATGTGAGTACTGCCGTTTATGTAATAGTCCATTACAACTGCCATCACAACACCTCCATGAATATCCTATGCCGCACAGTATGTACATGTTGCTAAGCAGCTGTATCATTTAATTCGAAGAGGTATTCTATCTCATATTCCGGGAAAAATACTTTCTTTATTCTAAGTGCCTCTTCTACATAAAATCTTGACTTTCCGTTTATCTTGTCCGATACAGTAGCAATACGTACTCCCAGTAATTCTGCTAATTGAGTGGTAGTTATATTTTTCTGCTTCATTGCAAAATGTAAATTTTTATACACTTCTTTTACTCCTTTCATATCTTATTTGCGGCACTCCGTAAATTACACTTTTATGATAATCGTAGTACCGTAAAATGTCAAGGAACTATTTGCGGATTTACGCAAATTAGTATTCTATATAATATGCTTTACGTTTTTCCGTAAATTTAGGCTTTACATTTTACGAAAATCGTGGTATTATTACGAAAAAGTAAAATTTAACCAAAGGGAAAGGGATGAAGATGGAACAGGCAAAAGTTTTAGAAAAATTAATAAAAGAACAGTATCCAAGTGTAAGAGCTTTTGCTCAAAAATGTGGTCTGCCCGAAAGTACAGTTTACACAATATTAAAAAATGGTGTATCAAGAGCAAGTGTTAATGTCGTGATAACTATGTGCAAGCATCTGGGCATTACGGTAGAAGAACTGGATGAAATGGCAAAAGGTGAAAAACACGAACCCACTTACGAAGAAATGCAGGCTATTATTGCAACAATGATGGCAAGAGGAGGAAAAAAGCTTACCAGTGATCAAAAGATGGCCTTAGCCAAATTGCTTATGTCAGATGACTAAGGAGGATACTAATGGGGATACTTACTGAGGTACTAGAAGTTTATGCAAAATGTGACGTGTATTTATTTCCTATTGACTGCTTTAATATCATAAAAAAACTCAATATTAAGGTCGTACCATATAGCTCATTGTCTTTTGATAAGCAAAAAGCGTTAAAGGAAGTATCAACCGATTCATATAGAATTGGAAATACAATTTATTATAATGACGATAAACGAGCATTAGTAGAAGGAAGAATCCGGTTTAATTTGATGCATGAGCTTGGCCATATTGTATTAGGGCATACAGAAGAATCGGATTACAATGAAAATTGCGCAAACTGGTTTGCTGGTGAGATTCTGGCGCCCACCGTAATTATATATGAGTATTTTGATTATTATACTGAATCAGCTCAGTCTTCGATTGTAAAGGCCTTTAACATTTCATTGGAGGCTGCTGATACTAAAATAAAAATATGTCAAGCAGTCCGGCAGGCAGAAGAATTTAATTCGATTAATTATTTTAGGCCTCCTGATTCAGCATATAAATTCCCTTATGACAGCGAATCCCTGAAAATCTATGCAAGATTTTATAATGAGGATTTACAAAAACTGATTTATAACGTAGATATTTGCCCTATATGTTTGAGAGACCTATATAACGGTGAGGAATGCTTTGATTGTAAACGAAAATGGCTAAGATACGGATCACGAAGTATATTTGACGAGGGATGGCAATGGATGAATACGCAATATATCTAAGAAAATCAAGATCTGATTTAGAAGCAGAAGCACGCGGCGAGGGTGAGACTTTAGCTCGTCATGAAAACACGTTGATTGCTCTTGCTAAATCATTAAATATTAAGGTTAGTAAAATTTATAAAGAGATTGTATCTGGAGAGACAATTGCTGCTCGTCCAGAAATGCAAAACCTGCTTGCAGATGTAGAAAAGGGTCTTTGGGCGGGTGTATTGGTTATGGAAATAGAACGTCTGGCAAGAGGAGATACCATAGACCAGGGAATTGTGGCCCAAACTTTTAAATATTCTGGAACAAAAATTATTACTCCTACAAAGACCTATGACCCGAATAATGAGTTTGACGAGGAATATTTCGAATTTGGACTTTTTATGTCTCGGCGAGAGTATAAAACAATAAAAAGACGCTTACAAAGTGGCCGGCTTGCATCTGTGAATGAAGGTAAGTATGTTGCCAATCAACCACCATACGGATACAAAAGAGTTAAGTTGCAAGGGCAAAAAGGGTATACTCTTGAACCAATACCAGAGGAAGCTGATATTGTAAGGCTCATTTTTAACTGGTACACAAAAGGAGAACAGCAAGAGGACGGTATCTATCGCAGACTTGGTGTCTCACTCATTGCACGACGGTTAAATCAACTTAAAATCAAACCGAGAAAAGCAGATGCCTGGGTCGCAGTATCAATCAGGGATATATTAATAAACCCTGTTTACGCTGGTATGATAAGATGGAACTGGAGACCGCAGAAAAAGAAAATTGTTAATGGCAGGATTATTAAAGAGCGTCCGAGATCTGAAGATGTTATTCTGAAAAAAGGGTTACATGAACCTATAATATCAGAGGAAATTTTTAATCAAGCCCAGGAGTTAATGTCAAAAAATCCTGCCAAGCCTGTTGGTGAAAGATATACCATTAAAAACCCATTAGCTGGACTTGTAGAGTGCGGCCTGTGCCATAGGAAAATGATACGTAGACCATATAGTGAGAAAACTAAATATGACACTCTAATGTGCCCAGCTCCCCATTGTAAGAATGTAAGCGCAAAATTGTCAGATGTTGAGGATGCAATTCTGGATGCATTAAAAAAATTACTTGCTGAATATCGTGTTCAGGTTGGTACTAATGTTAATCCAGACGACACTATACTGACAGTTATAAATAACAAAATACAGCTACTTGAAAAGCAATTAAGAGAAACTAAACAGCAGCTAAATAAAGTTTATGACTTGTTAGAGAAAGAGATATATACAACCGAGCAATTTTTTGAACGATCTGGAGTATTAAACAAACAGATTGAAGAGCTTAATACAGATATTGAAAAACTAAAAAATGAATATAAAAATGAAGAATTAAGAATCCAAAAACGGACAGAAATCATACCAAAATTAGAAAATATAATTAATATTTATGCCAAAATGCCAACAGCTCAAGCTAAGAATGAAGTATTAAAGGAGGTAATCGAAAAAGTAGAATACATCAAAGAAAAATCAGCACGCTATAAAGGTGTTGACCCTAAGGATTTTACTATTAAAATATATCCAATCCTTTTTCCAAAAACAAACGACTGA